TTGGCAATAGAAATTGTGCGAAGTTTATTACCCTGCTTTACGAGAATAGACTGATTGATACCGGCAAAGTTCTTGAGAAGAGTCAGAGTATTGTCAGAGAGTTTCATAGTGTTTTCTTTCAGTTTCATAATAATCAGCGATTGAATTCGGAGAGTCCATTATCTTTACGAGTATAATGCCCGTCAAAGTGGAGAAGTAGCATAGCATAGTGAATGACTTTCATCAAGTCACGCTTATTGCGACCATCCTTGTCCCCATAACGAGAACCATACTTCAGGATGTTTGCCTGACAGAAACCTGCTGCCAGTTTTTTTGCTGCCATCAGGTCAATAGTCTGAATATCGGCATAACCATCACTATCACCACAGTAATGACCGTGATAGGTAGTAGTCACATATTCTTCAACATCTTTAAGGATTTTATCTTCGTTGTATTTCCAAAGATGATTTGTTTTATCAGTCATAGTAACAGGAGTTTTTGTAACATTAAGTATGCCAGTCTCACCATTCATAGTGAGATTGAATTTATTGATAAGATTTTGTTCGTCTTCAGGTCCAAACATAAGGGGAGAAGTCATAATTAACCTCCCCCAATTATATCAGAAGGGAAGGTTAATGTCAATCTCCCTACCACCCTCAATAGTCAGTTCAAGAGTTTCGGAAGGCATTACAAAATCGGCATCAATCTTATCGTACAGTTCCAAGAAGGCAGTTTTGGTTTCATCATCAAAACGATTGATACAAACCTGAATTGCTTTTGCCTTATCACCAAAGATGCTGTAGGCACGGACGATATGAACCAGTCGGCGGGTAGAGATAATTTCTTCAATACCACCATCATAGAATGTCTTACGGATTACGTCACCCCAATCTGCCAACCGCTTACAAAAATCATCAATCTCGGTAAGACCCAGAGATGCTGCGATTCCCTGAAGGATGCGAATCTCAGTAGCAGCAGCAGGATATGGTTGCTCAAAGGTCACGCAGAACCGCTCTAGGAACGCTTCGTTGAGCACGTTGGTGCCGATGAACCTACCGTCCTCAGAACCCTTTCCCTTGGTGTTTGCGGTGGCAATCACGTTGAATCCGGGAGCAGGTTTGACGAACCGTCCGATTTTTTTCAGGAACACACCCTTACCTTCAAGAATGGATTGAAGGCACAGGATTTTATTGGAAGCAAGGTCAACCTCATCCAGAAGCAATACGGCACCACGCTCAAGTGCCTCAATCACAGGACCGTTGTGCCAAGCAGTTTCACCATTCACGAGACGGAAACCACCAATCAAATCATCCTCATCGGTTTCAATAGTGATATTCACACGGATAAGTTCCCGCTTTAGTTGAGCACACGCTTGCTCCACACTGAACGTTTTACCATTACCCGAAAGACCCGTAATGAACGTAGGATAAAAAAGACGGGACTGAAGAATTTTTTTAACATCAGCAAAACTACCAAACTTGACGAAGGTATCATCTTTATCGGGAATAAGGTTTTGCTGATGCTCAGGAAGAACCGCAACATTTTGGAAAGAACGCTCAATCTCTTCTACACGCTCTTGAGTCACTTCAAGGTTCCATTTGCCACGGGAAGTTTTGTATTGTGAGAGTTTATTGCTTACGGTTTGATAGTTGAGCGAACGAGAGGCACAGAAACCCTTGAGGTCGCCAGAAGTAATTTCAGTACCATAAAGTTCTTTGATTGCTTCAATCAGTTGGGCGTCATTCACGGCAGTTTTGCGAGGCATAATCTAGTTAGGTGGTTTTGTTTAACTGAAGTAATTATACAATAAAAAAGGGGGTCGTGGGACCCCCTATGGACGGTTTTAAGATTGGACCTGCTGGTTTCGTAGTTTATCTATGTACTCAAGACTCGCACAATGACCCCTATAACCAGGATAATATTCATTTACCATAGCAGGAATACCCATAGCAGTAATCGCACTGTCACACTTCACCCAAACTTCTTTGGTGTCGTGATTTACAACGTGTTCTAATCTCAATTTAGTTTTCATAAGTAAATGTTTTGTTTTTGACTTTTGTATCAAACTCACCAGTTCTTCCTGGTTTCATTTTTCCGACTCCAACATTCTTACCTTTACCAGGCCAAGATGTTTTGGATGTTCCTTTGAGTGATGCTTCACCCCCACCTTTACGTTGAATCAATACGGAATCTTGGTCGTCTTTAGATGAACCTTCAGGAGCATTACGCTTTTGTTTGAGTCCTCTTTCAGTTCCAAGTTTCTCTATGGTTTTCTTAAACCTCTTCTTACCCATTTTACCAGAAGAAACTACGTGAGATTTTTCACCCACTTTTTTCTCATCTGGAGTTCCTGGGTTTTCCGTATATCTTCCAGATACTTTTGTTGGACCCGGAAGACCGGCACCTCTAATTCTTCTTTCAGTTCTTGCAGACCTTTCCTTATTTTCTGATTTTGATTTGTCACCCCTCTGCCCAGAAAGAATTGCCATCCCACCCTTTTCGGACTTACTCATTACACGAGTAAGAGAAGTCTCTTGAATAGAATAGCATTCTACCATAAATTCCTGAAAGGTCTTCATTTTTATAAGCACTTTTTGAGTATTTAGTTAAGCAACTAATTGAATAAATTCACCAAGAATCTTTTTGTTCATTTTTTTAGAACTCAAAGACTTGACAAATGCGGTTCTAATTTGTGCCTTTGAGGCATCTTCGGCAACCTTGAACTCACTATCACTATTGAGAGCAGAGGAAGAAATACCAAAGTAAGTATGATATCCGGAAGAGGTAATGGCAAAACTACGTTCTTTCCTCCAACGGGACATCACTTTATCGTAAGTGCCGTCAGTATAACCAGTATAATTCCGAATAAAATGCCCGGCATCACGACTATCAAGAATACGCATTCCAATAAAATTCACGCTGGGAAACTTATCACGAAGATTTCGGAGAAGAAGGTCCGTAAAAGACGTATTATTATTCCAGTTTTTTTCAGAAAACTTATATACATTTCCAGTCTTACGGTCACGAAGATAAGAATTATCTTGAATATAATTACATCCCAAATAAGACTCTCCATTATCCCAAGTACGTTTAACTTCCCGATAATACTTCAGAGGAGCTGCTTCACCATCAGTCAGAATTACACACTGGACTTTCTGAAGTTTATGTTCTTTCTGAAAATATGGAAGAATCTGATGTAAGGCAACAAGTGACTCATTCAGTGGAGTTCCAGAAAGAGTTAGTTTATGGGGGGATTGATACTTACAACCCCCACAACCAGTGCGATCATATTGTTTGGCAACCCGGTAGATATTCTTGAGTTGAGTATCAAGAACCGAACTTTTTACCTTGCTGGTAAAGAGATTCAGAAGACCAAATGTATAATCAACCACTAGTTCATTTTCTTTACGAACTGTATGTTCTTGAGGAGTACTAGTCACTTTACCATCGGCATCATATGAAGACCTATAGTTCCAATCATTTGTAAAGGCATAAACCTCAAAAGGAATATTAACCTTATTACAGAACCAAATAAGATTATAAAGTTGCTTGACCGTATCCATAAGAACATTACTCATAGACCCAGACCAATCAAGAATAAAAACCAGACCGTGATTTTTACCGGTGGCAAATGTGGTTACTTTCTTAAACAAATCCTCCTGATACTTATAGGTATGAAGTTTCGTACAGTCCAGAACACCAGTCTTAGAAACTGATGCTCTGGCATAAGAGTCTGCTGCCTTACGACACTCAAACTCTTTCACCAGATAATTGACTTCCTTTTGTGCCGAACGCTTAAAAGATACATACTCGGCATCCACTGTGGTAAAGATTTCACTATCTTCGTGAATAAAGAGTTGCTTCTCCCAATTATCTTTACAAGTATTGTGAATAATTTGATTAGAAATAATCACCGAATCCAGATTCAATTTAGGAACTTCAATATAATTAGTTTCCTGAATGTTGTTATTCACCAGTTCCTTAAGGTTTTCCTCAAGAGAACTCATAGTCTTCACATCTGGTTCGGCGTGTTGTCCACCAGTTTGTTGGGTATTCTGGTCATCAAACTTTTCGCCTTGAGTTTGTTGCTCAGACTCAGAAGTCTGTTGCTTATCACTCTCACCTTCACCATCCTCTTCGGGAGAAAGTTCTTGCTGTTCTTCGGGTTGCTCTCCGGCACCAGAACCAGAAGACTTTTCGTGATTATCAATACTCGGAAGTTTTGTTTGTTCTTCTTGCTTTTGCTTACAGTAATCATAAAGAACCTTGGCAGCATCCAGAGTTTCATCAAAGGTTTCTGCCTTGCCAATCATATCAACAATTTCTTGCTCCCTATTGGTAAATTCAAGAGTCAAGAAATTACCAACCTTGAAGTAAAGGTTCGCACGGTCGGCAAGATTGTGTGTTGAAAGGTCATCATCACCAATCTGAAAGAAATCTTCTTCCTGAAGTTCCCGATAGGCACCATAGAAGGTCTTTGCCAATCCGGCATAACGGCGTTTGATGAGTTTCTCCACACGAGCATCCTCACAGACATTCACAAACTGTTGAGGAACCCTAACCTGCTCCGTCCAGTCTTCATCAGGTGTATAAAGTGAATGGGATACCTCATGGGCAACCAACATATCATAGACACAATTACTTGCCTTCTGCCACATAGGAAGCGTCAGGACCCGCGTATGAACATTAAAGCAGGCAGTCTCAACCTTCTTGTGTTCCACAATCAGGTCTTCCGTTGCCAGAAGACGGGCAAGCATACCTTTTACTTCAAAATTTACGGTCATTAGGAGTTCGTTTGTCTTATGAACCTATTATACAAAAAAAGAGGGTCGTGAAACCCTCTGGTGTGCCAGTTTTGAAAGTGGTTTATTTTCCTATGGGTCCCATTGGTTGTGTACTTTGACCTCTCCTTCTCATTTCAGTATCAGAAATAAAAGATCCCTTAGTTGGAACATTTTTTGTCGAAAAGGGACCAGACTGCTTAACAACAACATTTCCGGGAACACCTTTTTGTTTTGCTCTTACTTCCGCAGCTTGTTGTCCCGTAGCAAACTTTACAGCATTTCCAATTGCTCTGCTTGCTCTAGATAACGGATCTTGAGATGGACCCGTATAGTCTGGGTCTACTGCCTCAACAATACTACCAATCCACTCTTCACTCATATTTGCCATAATAGCAAGTGCTGCTTCATTTGTATCGGCATAACCTTCGGCAACTAGGTGCTCAAGAATGGTGTCAAAGAGGTCAACTTCTTCTTTATTCATTCTTTTCCTTCTTTTAGCGGCAGCAGTCTTCATACTTGCTTCCTTTTCGCCAGCTCTCACAGAAGCTCTCATATTTTCAGGAGTGCGGTCTTTCATTTCCGTATCATTTGCGGCACCAGTAGCAGCAATACGTTTATTTACAGCTCTACCTACAAGTTCATCAGAAACTTCATCAAGTTGCTGATTTTCACAAACTTCCAGATATGCTTCCCAAAGATTTCTAACTTCTTGTTCTCTCATTTTTCCAAAACTTTCTAATTATTTATAAAAAAAACACTCCGAAGAGTGCTTTTTCTTAAAGGCTTTGAGTCGTGCCTTTGCCTGTCGGAGTGCCTGCGGTTTGAGTTTCCGCTTCTGCTCCTTGCGTGAGTGGTGATGCCTGTTAGGTACTTGCATTTTCCTTTTGCTTATGTTTCTACTTTATACGAGAATCCTGCCTTCTTATCAAACCTTGTGACACTTTGGAATTTGTCCTCAAGTCCGGTCTTATGAGAAATCACGAATATATTAGCATCCTTTATGACATAACGAATAATCTTAAGAAACTCATCGGTTCCAAATCCATCAAGGGATGAGTCGAAAACTTCATCCATTATCAAAAGATTTGTATTTACAGAGTTCTTAAGTCTTGCGACTTCTCTCCAAGTAAATAGCAAACTCAAATCAACTCTCATTTTCTCACCCTCACTAAAAGAAGCATAAGAAAAGTTCTCATGAATGGGTGACTTGATGCTCTCATTAAACTCTTCATCAAGATGGAAATTGATATAAAAATCCATCATCTGTAAGTAACGATTCACCTGCTGATTTATGAACGGGAGATACTTTTTAATAATCTTCGTTTTTACACCATCATCCTTGAGTAAGGAATAGGCAAAATCATAATGAACGATTTCTTCTTTTTTATCCGAAAGGTCATCAAATGTTTTTTGAAGATTATCTCTAAACTCTTCTAACTTCTCATTTTCAGTATTTCTGTTTTTAAGTTGTTCGGTAATAGTTTGAACTTCAGATTCAAGGTTTCGGATTTGTCTCTGACTGAGTGAAATCCGAGTATTGTTTTGAGAAATCTCATGGTTGAGTTTCGTAATCTCCTGTGATAGTGCTAGAAATTGACGCTCTCGTTCTTGTTCAAACTTCATAGTCTCCTCAAGTTCCTGAAAACCTTTCTGGAGTTCCTTTGCTTTATTTTGAGCATCTGCAATTCTATCTAGGCGAAATCTTTCATCAATACCTTGAGTACAAGTAGGGCATACCGTATTTTCACTAAAAAACTTATGCTCTTTAGTAATCGTAGATACTTTTTGAGAGATTTTACCCTTAAGATTATTGAGTTTCCCTAACTTCTCTGCGGCACCAATAACCTCCTCTTGTTCTTTTGTGTATTTGAAAATGTCTTCTTCAGTCTTGGCATTCTCGGTCATATAAGTACCGACTTCAGTATCTAAATCGGAAATTTTCCGTTTATTGGCATTTATATTAGCATTGCCACGATTCTCAAGTTCCTCAATAAAACTCTTCTGCATTTCAACCTTGTCCTTAAGGTTTTGCTTCTTCAACTCAAGAGATTTTATTTCTTCCTTTTTAGTACGAATCTTTTCTTTGATGATAGTGTTCATCGTAGAGAATATCCGAATATCCAATAAGTCCTCAATCACCTCACGACGATTGGCAGTCGTAAGTTGCATAAAAGGCACAAAGGTACTGGAACCCAAAATTACAATCTGAGTGAAAGATTTATAATTTACCTTTAGAATATTTTCTTCTAGTAATTTTTGATTAATGCGGTCATCAGATTCCTTATGAAGTTGTTTTCCATTTACTTCAATATCAAAGACATTTGGTTTGATTCCACGACGAACCAAATAATCACGACTATTGACAGAAAACTCAATCTCAACTAAACAATCCTTTTCGTTTGTTTGATTGATTAATTGATTTTTATTGATTTTCCTAAAACTTTTATTGAATAAAACAAAAGTAAGAGCATCCAGTACAGTTGATTTCCCTGCACCATTTGCTCCAATAATTAAGTTTGTATTATTCTTTTGGAAATCAATCTCCGTAAAATGCTGTCCGGTAGAAAGAAAGTTCTTCCATTTAATTTTTTTGAAGGTTATCATTTTTAGGAGGAATTACAATATCATCAGTAGTAATTACGGCATACTTGTAGTTGTTATGCTTACAAGTCTTTATGGCAAGTTCATCATCAACTTCCACAATTTCCATTTCTTTTTCGTAGTCTTCATCATACTCAAGCATCATAGCATACCGAGTGGCATCATCCTCTTCTTCAAATAAAAATAAAACCTTTTCTCCATATTGGTCTTGAACGGCATATGCACCATCATCTTTACGACCCTTAAGAGTTAGAAGAAACATTTTACTCCACTTCGCAAGCTTGTTTATAGAGGTCTTGGAATATACTCTTGATAGTACTCTTATCAAAGTCATATTCGGATTCATCAATATAACGATTCAGAATTGAAATAGTATTCTCTTCCTCATCAATTACAAAGTTTTCATTTTCCTGAATCTCAAAGTTTTCAACAATCTTCAGGTCTTGAATACCAATCTTATAGAGTTTGTCAATAAACTTTTCAAAATCTTTTTGCTTGGTTTTCTTACGGACGATTACTTTGACAATCTTATTAGAATACTCGGAGGCATCAAAAGTCTGATGTGGAGTATCTTCATAATAAATGTTATAGAATAATTTATAAGGATTGTTGATTGGAGTATGCTCTAGAGTTTCGGTATCAAAGATATGAAATCCACGAGTATCATTTACATCCGTCCAGTACATTTCATAAGGATTACCGAGATAGAACACAGTTCCATTATCAGAACGAGTGTGGTAATGACCAGAAAATACCTTTTTGAAGTTTGAAAAAAGATTTGCTTCCAGTCCATGCTCCTCCATTACAAGATGTTTATTAACCCGAAACCCTTTGAGTTCAAGGTGCCCCATCGCAATCTTTGCCTTTGACTTCTGAATAACTTTTAGAGTTTCATCATAGTTTTCACTACAAATCCAAGGAATAAAAGTCATATCAATTCCACAAACCTTTGTATTCGTTGGGGAACTATAAGTCTTTATGTTTGAGTAATCTTTTAGGAGTAGTTCTGGAGCATTAATTTCAGTAGAATTACGAAGAAAAATATCGTGATTACCCACAATCATATGGACTTGGTACTTTCTAAGAGGTTCTAATACTACTTTTTTAGTCCAATCAAGACCCCAGAAATCGATACTTTTACGATTATCAAAGGCATCACCCATATGAATTACAGTCTCTACCCCGTGTTCTTCTAGAGCAGGGAAGAAAACATTATCGTAAAACAATTGAAAATAGTCGTGAAGATTTCTTGAAGCTTTGCGGGCGCTCCAGTGGGTGTCTGTTAAAATTGCAACTTTCATAATTTTATTCCAAATAATACCAATCGGTATATTGTTCTAATCTACATCTGCGACGAATATTGACTGGATTTATGCCGACGACTTTACTTGCTTCAACGGCATCTTCGTATATTATACCACAACAAAAAACTTTTTGGGTGGTCCTTTGTTTTCTTTTAGATTTATCCTTCCCCCTTTTTTGGTTTTTTGCCATATTGACAAATCTTTCATAATTATCCAACATTTTATCAGTTGGATTTTTCCATTTTTCTTTTAATTCTTTAGATTTTATTTTTTTATTTCTTTCACTCAATTCTTTCCTTCTTTCTAATGCTTTTTGACTATTTTGATCCCAATAATTTTTGGTAATCTCACTTATTTTTTTCTTTGTATTATCTGTTCTTGGAACAGATACCCACCCAGAAGTTGCTACAGATTTATTAAAATATTCTTTACTATTTTTAACATCTAATTCCATATGAATTTTTTTCTCCTCCTCAACTAATTGCTTAGGAGATATTTCACCATATTATGATATTATTTCAAAATAAAAATCATCTATATTATTTTTTATTTTTTCTTTCCACCATTTACAAATAGTAAGGTCTCCACTATACCAATCTTTTTGTTTGGATGACGGAGATCCGAAATATTTTTTACCATAGTTGTATTTCGATCCAACATAATAATAAGGGGGAGTTTGATTTTTTAGATGAGGAAGATATGTTATTTTATAAAGAATATTCATTCTATTTTTTTATTACCACGATACTATTTATAAAAATAATATCTAAAAATCATCGGTTTCCGTTTCTGTACTGGATGGCGTCTTTCATACTGTTGTATTCACTATTGTTCCCAGAAAGCACTCCGTCATCAATTGTCATAACCTCATCATAACCGGTTCTTTCAATAATTTTTGTCTTGATTTCCAGTTGCTTCTTTTCTTTCTGAATTCTTCTCAAAAAGGCATAGTGAATAATCTGAGTGAAATAAGCAAAAGGATTCTGAGACCTTTCTGGATTGAAATTATGAATGTACTGAACACAATTCTCTATTCCATCGGAGCACATATCCTCACGGAACATATAATTTACAAAATTGGGTTTATATGAAAGGTGAGTGGCAATCTTCAAGAAGCATTCTCCAATATAATCTGGAATTCTAGGTTTTCCTTCCCAAGCACCAGACTTAGGGGGATACTTATCATACTTCTCAAAATACTTCTGTGCTGCCTTATCTACTTTAGATCTATAAACAATAAGAGATTCTAATAACTCTTTATTGTTTACATAATGTTCTGATTTCTTTTTAGGCATAGCATCGAACTTTTAGTATAAGTTGTAATTATTATAGCACATACCGCAAGGGCTTGACAAGTATTGAAAAACCGTATAGACTAGGTTTGTCCCCGTTGAAGATAAGTCTTAGCTTTCTTTATTATCTTTATAGAGATTCTCCAAATTCTTTCTTGCTTCCTCTACCGAAGATACATAACCCATAGTTGATGAAGGTTTGACTTCTCCAGCCGGTTTATATACTTCTATTGAATCATCACTTACATAATGTTCATATAACTGAATTAATTTAACGTCTTGTGTTTCAGTCATCGTAATAACTTTATCAAGTTTAATCAAGAACATATCATCACTAGACATTTCTATCCAGGGCTTAATCTTCACATAAGAATCACCGGTAGAGGTTGTTACGGGTTTCATAAGTACTGGATTTTGTAGAATAATAATTGGATCGCCATCATTCTCATCTATCATAATAAGTGATAGAATCTCTTCACTTGATACTAATTTTAAAATACAGTAAAACTCTTCTCCCATATTAATCCTTAAGTGGTATATTTACAATATCGTAATTAAAGTTTTCTTCATTATAAATCTTGATTCTTTCAATAAGGTGATTGAGTGTATAATTTTTTCTTGATTTGTAACTAATATCATCGGCAATATCATATAGAGTTGCCTTTACTTTGTTTTCTCCTTTTCGCAGGACTCTTCCGATGGATTGGAGATTTCGTATCCTTGATTTACTAGGTGAAGCAAATATAACATTATGAAGATTTCTGATATTGACACCAGTAGAAAAAGTGCCATAGGAAGCAACGATGATTGCATTATTCTCTCTTTCGGTAATTTCCCTAACTAATTCTCGTTCTTCAGTAGCAACCCCTCCATGAACAAAGAATACGTGTCTATTGTCAGTTTTGCTATTATTTATGAGTTCGTAAAGTGGTTGCCCATGCCCTTCTACTCTGGCAAAAAGAACAAGAGTATTACCCTTTAAATCAAGAGCAAGATTTTTAATAAAGTTATTTCTCTTTGAGTGATTAATAATATACTGAACCTCATCCTCAAATACTTCAAATCTGTGAGGAGGATGCTTCAGTAGTAGAACTTTAATATCTAATTTAGCAAGATGACCTTTCTGCATCAGTTCATCTGTCTTAATAATCTTATATGAAGGTCCAAATAAACCTTCCAAAACCCACTTATGAGTTTGAGACCCATCCAGTGTTCCGGTGAATCCAAAACGATATTTTGCATCACAAAGTTTCGTCATTATAGATATTAATGACTTGGATTTAAACTGGTGTGCCTCATCTCCTACGACTACATTAAATCTGGAAAAATACTGCTTGGGAAGTTTGTAAATAGACTGCCAGGTGGTAATAATAACTTGGGAATCAGTTTCTCTTTCCTTACCAGCGTATATCTTGTGGCAGTATGAACCAACATCAAACCCATAACTTGCAAAATCTTTATACATTTGTTCTACAAGGGAAGTCGTTGGAACAACTACGAGAATATTTTGTTCTTTCTCAACATAATATCTCACAATACCATATATCATCAAAGACTTTCCAGAAGCAGTTGGAGATATCAATAATTTACGATTATATTTTAAAGCGTCGTATACTCCCTCAATTTGGTAATCGCGTGGAATATGGGAGCAAATAGAATTTAAATAATCCTTTACACCTTCTTTTGAAATATTTTCATTTATCTCAAAGGGGAGTCCATAAAACTTATTATTCACAAATTCATAAGTATAATCGTGGTCTTTACAGAACTGAATCACTCTATCTAAGAGTCCAATATAAATTTCTCTTGTGTCTACATTAAACAAATATATACGACCATCCCACCATTTATTTTTATATGCAGGAGAAAATTTTGCATTAGGAACTTCAAATTGAAAA